AATACGTTGACGAGCAAACAGAAATGGAATGGAAGCTGTCCGGATCGTCTGAGGATGAATTAAAAAAGCGGCTTACTGACAAGTTACTCAGACTTGAAGGCGAGCGGTTGACGATGGGCGGAGAGCGCAACACTACCATGCAATACGAGGCTCCTGCGCTGTTGGAAGCTATCTATTGCGGCGGAACTGGCAACGGAGATAGTTCGGCTGTCACAACTGAGCAGGCGCAAAAGGAACTAGCGATTGCACGGAAGCAACAGATTGACCTACAAAACGAAGTGCTCCGCAAAGAGCGTGTGCCGCTGGAAACCTTAGAGCAGATCAACGAGGAAGCGTTTGCCAATGTCGCGGCGATGCTCAAAGCGCAGACGGGCAAGACGCTGACGGAAGAACTTGTGAATGACATCTACGGGCAGTTTCGGGACATCGCGGCTAAGGTGAAGGAGAAGGCATGAGGATTCTTGAAATGCTATGGAACGAGATGCCCGACATTCTGATTGCTGGATTCGTGATTCTCGGCTCGGCGACTCTCTTGGTTTTATTCTTATTGTTCGCCATTCGTTCGCGCCCAAGAGTATGCGTTACGTGCGGACATATAGATTTCTGCGATGTGATGAAGTGTGACGAGTGCGGGCGTGATATGCCATGAACGACCTGATTTCCGCCGCATCCTACCGCCAGAGCATCGCGCTACAAATCGAGAAAAATTTTGCGCCGTGGAGCAAGATGGCACCGGAGGAATGGGCCGAGGAAGTGTATCGTTTGCCGAACGGCGGGCGGTTCAAGTGGGATTACGCGCCATATTCCAAGGCGATGTTCCTATCCCTGTTTGACCGCAGCACGATTGAAACCTCCTTTATGCTGTATTCACGCGGCATGAAATCCACGGTTGTCTTGCTTGCCATTGGATACTCGATTGATCAGCAACCACGCCGCATCCTTTCCCTTTGGCCGACGAACAGCAACGGCGAGAAATGGAGCAAGGATTGTTTCGTTGGCGAGCTGGCGGACACAACGCCTTGCCTTCATTACCTTGGCAGTCAGTCAAAGAAACGCACGGGCGACTTGACGATGTTGCACAAGAAGTTTCCCGGTGGGCTGATTGACATTTTCGGGGCAAACGCGCCCGGCGACATGAGGCGCGCAAAGGGATCGCTTCTCTACGCCGACGAGATTGACGCAATCGAAGAAATCGAGTCAGACGAGGGCGACCAGCTTATCATCTTCGCAAAGCGCGGCGACGAATATCCCGACACTATTCGCGTCTATGCCAGTTATCCCGGACTTTGCGTGCTAGACTCAAACGGCAAGCCCGCGAAAGGTCACTCGCGCATTGACTCCAAGATGCGCCAGAGCGACGGCAATCAATGGTTCTCGACGTGCGTTCTTTGCGGCGGCGAACCGTTCGTAATGCACCGCTCGATGCTTCGTTACGAAGAGGACAAAACAGAGACGGCGCGGCTAGAGTGCCCGCGTTGCAAAGGATTGTTGGACGACTCGCAACGCTACGCGATGGCTCACAAGCAGGGGTTTGATAACTGGAAACCGCAGCGCGAGTTTCGCGGAAGGCGCGGCTTTCACGCGAACGCAATGCTTTGGCCGCATCCAACTGACCCTGTGAAATGTCCCGGTGGCGCGCTGCAAATGATAGCCGATCAAGAAATGGCGGCGAAACGCACCGACAACCCGCAACGCTCATTGCGAGTCGTTGTCAACACGGTGGACGCGGAACCATTCAATCCCGATACGAAAGACGAAACACCGCCCGATTGGACGGCTATCTACAATCGGCGCGAGGACTACGCCACTGATACGAAGATACTCATGCCAGAGGGCGCGCTTGTCCTTGTGGCAGGCGTTGACGTTCAGCCTGATCGCTTGGAGGTTCACAAAGGCTGCTACGGACGCAAACAGGAGTATTGGGGAGTGGAACACGTTGTCATTCCCGGCGACATCAAACGCAGCGAGACATGGGAAGCGCTAGAGCAGGAGCTTTTGCGAACCTACGACTCGGCAATCGCGCCAAACGCCAAGCTGGCGCTTTCATTCGCACTCGTAGATGCAGGACACGGGGCGGATCACTTGCTTTGGTGGCTTGCGGCACTGCAAAAGAAAGGTTCGCCACTGTGCGGGCGCGTGCGTGCGTGTCGTGGTAGCTCGCAATATCCGCACCCCGTAGTTGACAACCGATACTCAAAGATTGTCAAACAGCTTCACGGGCATTGGGTGGGCGGCGATGAGGCAAAGTCTCTGATTTACACACGCCTTCGCATGGAGGAAAAAGAGGAAGGCTATCGGCACTACGGCATGAATCACGACGAAAAGTTTTTCCAGCAGTTGACCGTTGAAAAGGCTACGGTGGAGTTTAAGAAAGGCGAAGAGCACAGGCGATTCCGAAACGAAGAACACGCCCGCAACGAAGCCCTCGATTGCAGCGTCTATGAAATGGCCGCGTTTCGACTTCGGCAATGGAACTTTGACGCGATTGAGGCGAAGATGCGCGAAGAACTAGAGCCTAGGCCATCGGAGCCAGCGCAGATAAAGCAAGCTCCAAGAGTTTCGTTTATCCCGCAGACAACTGGCGCGTGGATTTAGTTTATCCTTTACAGTAATCACAAACCAACCTATGCGCTAATTCCATGACGAAAGAAACACCCGTGAAAACCGAGGCCGTCAATCTTTGTCGCCGCTTCCCAACGCTTCCGGCGCGCACGCTTGCTAGGATGCTGAATCGAGACTTCCCGCAGCTTTACCCTACGGTGGAAAGGGGGCGCGATGCTGTTCGCAAGGTGCTTGGATTAGTAGGCCAAAGCAATCTTCGCAGTTCTGTTCCTGACTTAGTTCGCCCCAAGCGCAACGCCGGAGAGTGGGAAGGCGTGCCCGTTGGCTCGCGTGAAATTGACTGGCGCACGTTCGACGTTGACGGCAAAGCGCGGTGTCTCGTCTTGTCAGATATTCACATTCCGTTCCATGATGAGAAAAGCCTCATTCTATCGCTCAAGCAAGGCAAGCGCGATAAGTGTGACGTGATACTTTTGAACGGCGACTTGATGGATTGTTACAAGCTGTCACGATGGGAAGTTGACCCGCGCAAGTTTCCTTTCCACCGCGAAGTCAGCGACACGATTGCCTTTCTCGAAACCCTTAGAGAAAACTTTCCCAAAGCACGAATCATTTGGAAGCTAGGCAACCACGAAGAACGCTTTATGAACGTGATGAAAAAGGATCACGCGGTCTTTCTCGACGTGCCGGACTTCGACCTTGCGCGCCTTGTTCACGCTGACAAGCTAGGCATTGAAATCGTGGACGATATGCGCCCCGTGAAGCTCGGCAAGTTGTCTGTTCTCCACGGTCACGAATACCGATTTAGCATCAGTAATCCCGTCAATCCGGCGCGAGGGCTGTTTATGCGCGCCAAGGTCAGCGTCATGTGTTCGCACTTCCACCAGACATCGCAGCACAGCGAAAGCGACCTAGACGGCAAGGTTGTCAGCGCGTGGTCACTCGGCTGCTTATGCGACCTTCACCCGCGCTATATGCCTCTGAACAAATGGAACATTGGATTTGCCAAGGTGGAGACGGACAACGAAGGACGCTTTGAGGTAAGCAATTACCGCATCGTTGACGGGAGGATATACGCGTGACGAAAGACGAACTATGGGCGGTGTTCGTGAAAAAGAATCCCGCATTGCTTGCGGCGAATGTCACGTTTTCCGCCGCAGGTGTTCGCAAGTTCTTTGACCGCACTTTTGACATTGCGCTGGATGAAGGCGAGTATGATATTCCAAAGAAAAACGGCGCAGATATTCCCGATTTCCTTAAACAATTTCTCCACCGCAAGCCATGAACGAGCCGGGACTACCAGAAGCAATTACAGCGGGTTCAATCGTTCTCGCCGTGTTCGTCGTCGGCAATATGATTTTCCGCATCGGCAAAAGCGGACGCAAGCCAAACAAAAGGCGCAAGCCGCTTCCATGATTCGCCATGAACGAAGCCGCCGAACAAGCACTAAGGAAAGCCGCCGACATTCTAGGCGAGCACTTCCTTGAGTTCGTCATCGTCTGCGCGCAAAAGCAATCACGCGACCCGATACTAGAGCACAGCGGCAGCATATTTGCGGCTCACGGACTAGCGGAGGCGGCGGCCTACGCGCTCGACGTGCAAAACATTCCAGACAAGGAAGAGGGCGACGACGACAACGATAACGAAGGCTGGAAAAAAGACGACGGTGACGACTTCACGGACGGCGACCCGAAAGTGAAAGCGTAGGTCAAATCACAAACACGCCAGACGATTCCCGCTCTTGTTCAAGTCTCGCTAAAAAAGCATCAGCGCGATGTTGCGCCTCCGCTTCATCCGCGAGTTGGTCAAGCTCGGCATCGGTCAACGTGTCTGTCATTACATCGAATGGAATATCCATTTGCGTTGATAATTAACGACAAGATTATTATTGTCAATCCGATAATGTAATTGACTTGCGTTAGTGTTTCGTGCATAGGAGCACGGAAATGGCCGTTCAAACCTTAATGCAGATGCCCGACGTTATTGAGTGTGGCGATACGCTCCGCGTTCAGCTTGGTTTTGGCAACTATCCTCCAGCATCATATTCCGCCGCGCTCAAGTTCAACATCGCAGGCACAGCGCCAACTAGCGTCACGGGCACGGCGGCAACTAGCACGGATTTCCTTTTCGTTCTTTCAGCCGCAACGAGCGCGGCAATGGCGGCGGGCGCGTATGACTATGCGATCCGCGTCACGGAAACCGCGAGCAGCGAAACGGCCACCGCGCAAACGGGAACCATCATCTTCCTGCCGAACCTTGGTGCAACGCTGACAAAATCCACGGTTGAACAGCAATACGACGCGGCAAACACCGCGCTTCTCTCATTGCTGGCAAACAAAAACAGCAGCGTTTCGTTTAATGGGCAATCTTTCACGAAGGAAAATCAAATGTCCCTTGTGGACATTATCTCGCGCCTCAAAGCAAGGCTAGACGCCGAACGCGCAGAGCAAGCGGGACTGCGCGGACAAGGAAAAACGCGCTCGATAGCTCCATACTTCCAATAATATGCCAGCCAAAACGAAAACCCGACAAGTCAAAGTGACGGCAGCGCAGGAAAAGCCGCTTGTGCGCGATTATACCGCACTGATGGCACAGTTGAAAAAATTGTCTCCAGATTGGAGTGTGAATAATATCTCGATGGAGTCTGATATTTTGGCGAATCAGTTGGATTTGCTGAATTACTCCCGCGACTTGTGGAAAACCAACCCCTACTTACAGGCATACGGCGACGAAATGGCGGTGAATGTCCACGGGCCGCAAGGGATTCGCCTTCGCATGAAGATTCAAGAGGAATCGGATCGCGTCGTGCATACCACGGAGGAAAAAGAGCGGTTGCGCGGTCATTGGCAGCGTCGGGATCGCGTGAACAAGCATCTTGTCAAGAAAGGCGAGCGCCCGCTTTTTGTGAAGCACTACGAAGAGAAGCGCGACAAGGCTACCATCAAAGCAGGAGCGCCGGACATCTTCGCCAACACCTACATTGAGCGCGCATGGCTGGATTGGCAGCGTAAAGAAAACTGCACGATTACGGGGCGGTTGTCCTACAATGAAAGCCGGATGTTGCGCTTGCGCTCGTGCGCCCGCGACGGAGATCACTTCATCCGATTTCTCCGCGACCCTAGCTACAAATACGGAATCAAGATACAGCACATCAACACGGAATGGTGTGATTGGAGGTTGAACCAAAAGATACCGCAGGGACAACCCGGCGCAGGCAATACGATCCGCATGGGCATCGAATATGACGCCAGCGGACTTGTGCCGGTTGCGTATCACTTCCGCCGTCCCGCGTTCAACCAATGGCAGGGCGTTGTTCCGGTGTCTTATGGCACGAATGGCAAAGACACGCACGAACGCATCATTGCCGACGACATTATCCACTACGCGAAGTTTGACAACAACTCGGACATTAGCCGTCCCGTTCCTTGGGCAACGGCGATTATGAGCAATGCGCGCCAGTTCCAGAAATACACGGAGGCGGCAGTTGTCGCGGCTCGCGTGGGCGCGTGCTCGACTACTTTCTTTGAGTCTGAACTAGGCGGAGAGGATGGAGTCAGCGCGGCAACTCCCGACCCGCGAGATGTCAACGCGCTAATGATGCAGATGAACCCCGGCGCAATGATTGGATTGCCGCCCGGAATCAAGGCGAAGATCAATAACCCGAACAATCCCAACCGTGCCTTTGGCGAGTTCCGCAACGAAAGTCTGCGCGAGTTCTGCGCAGGATTGCCGGGCGCATCCTTTCCCGTCATTGGTCAAAACTACGCAGAGATCAATTTTAGTGCGGGCCGATTAGATCGCCTCTCGACAACTGGCGCATGGCAGATGCTCCAAGAGTTCGACATTGAAATGGCCGAACGCCGCATCTTTGAAGAGTGGCTAAAAATGGCGCTCATCACGCAAGCCGTGAAGCTGCCAATATCGAAGTTTGAGAAGTTCAATAGGCCGCATTTCCAAGCACGCCGTTGGCCGGGCGTTGACCCGATGAAAGAAGTTAACGCAGCGGCCTCCGCAATTTCCAACAAGTTCACATCGCGCACCGCAGTCATTGAAAGCGGAGTGTGCGGCGAGAGCGGCGATTTTGAAGATACCATCATTCAACTAGCCGAGGAAGAAATGATGCTGGAAAGCCTTGGTATGTCGTCCGCTACCACGGCGGACACGATGGAGCAAACAAATCAAACCGCAGAAGAACTAGACGATGAAGATTCAACCGCTACCGAACCAAAACCGAAAGTCGAAGAACAAGAGGAAGATTAAATTTCAGCCAATCCCGAAACCATTACTCACGCAAGAAACCAAACTCCTAACACGATGAAAACTCTCAAGATTCCAAACCAACTATTCCGCGAAGGGATGTCACAAGTTGACAACGGCACTTTGCGCCTGAGTATTTGCAGCGATCAACCCTATCTCCGCTATAATTGGGCAGACGGCGAGCAATACTATGAAGTGCTTGACCACAGCGAGGGCAGTATTGACTTGTCCCGACTTAGCAACGGCGCGGCATTGCTGTTTAATCACAAGCGCGACATTCAAATCGGCCTCATTGATTCGCCCTCGATTGAAAACGGACGTTGCTACGTCAATGCCAAGTTGTCAAACGCGCCCGACGTTGCCAGCTACAAGACTCGCGTTGAGGAAGGCATTTTAAAAGATACGTCCATCGGCTACGAGGTGACAGATGAAGGCACGCAGATTGGAGAGATTGACGGCATACCAGCATACAAATTCAAGTTTGCCATTCACGAAGCATCCTTAGTGACTATTCCCGCCGACCCCACGGTTGGCCTTGGGCGTTCGCGCAGCGAAGAGCCGAAGGGCGGACTAAAAGAAATTAGCATCGGCGTGAAAAAGGATGTTGACTTAACGCAAGTAAGTTGCAATAAGCCAACCATGACCAAGGAAAACGAAGTCGCAGAAACTCCATCGGAAATACCCGAACCCGTCGAAACTCCCGCTCCCGAAGTTGTGGAAACACCTACGGAAGCGCCCGCTGAAACTCCCGCGCCAGAACCAACCGCAGAGGAAGTGAAAGCAGCCGCCGTGAGCGGCGAACGCACCCGCGTTGCAGAACTTCGCAAGTGGGCAAAAGACATTTCCGCACTTCGCCACATTGACCTTAACGACGCGCTCTTTACTCACATCGAGGAAGGCAAATCGCTACCAGAATTTAAAGAGTGGGTATTGGAGAACGAGTTCAAATCCAAACCCACCGCATTTTCATCCGAAACCAGCAACGCCAACACACTTTCGCGTTCAGCGTTCTCCGCGCTCTCTCCCGCCGAACAATCGGCGCATTGCGCGGCTGGCGGGCGGATCAAAGACTAACCAATCCAGTTCACACTCACTCACACAACTCTCAAATAACTAACTCAAATGGCTAATACACTTACGAACCTGATTCCATCAGCTTACCGCGCACTTAATGTTGTGTCGCGTGAACTGGTTGGATTCATCCCATCCGTTCAACTTGACCCTAGCGCCGAAATGCTCGCCGCTGGTCAAACGATCTACATCCCGCAAGCCCCCGTCAACTCGGCTGGCAAAGACATCGCGCCCGCAATGGCGTTTCCGACTGCCGCTTATCAGACCATCGGCACAAAGTCGCACACGCTCGCAAAGCAGCGCGCATTCCCGTTCTCTTGGCAGAACGAAGAGCGCAAAGCGATGGATGCAGGCCCCGGCTATCTCTCCATCAACGAGCAGCAGATCGCGCAGGCAATACGCGCTTGTGTCAATGAAATCGAAGTGGACATTGCCACTGCCGCTAAAAATGGCGCTTCTCGCGCTTTCGGCGCAACCGCTGGCACCGCTCCAGTCCTCGCGGATTGGGCGCAGGCCAAAAAGATTCTTGACGACAACGGTGCACCTTCCACGGATCGCACCAGCGTCTTTGACACCACGGCAGGCGTTTCGCTCCGCTCGACAAGCAACCTTTACAAAGTGAACGAAGCTGGCGACGGCGGAAGTCTCTTGCGCCAAGGTTTGCTTGGCAATCTCTTTGGATTCAATCTCCGCGAGTCCGCGCAGATTCAGTCCACCACGAAAGGCACGGCATCAAGCGCCACCACGGACAACGCAGGCTATGCTGTCGGCGCAACCGTTCTTACGCTCGCCTCGGCTGGCACTGGCACTATCGTAGCAGGCGACATTCTCACCTTTGCTGGCGACAGCAATAAGTATGTGGTTGCAAGCGGCGATGCCGATGTCTCCAACGGCGGAACAATCACGCTGGCTGAACCCGGCTTGCGCGTTGCAATGAGCGCGGCCACGAAAGCCATCACGGTTTTTGGCACCAGCGCCCGCAACACGGCTTTCAGCCGCAACGCAATCCTCTTGTCCACTCGCCTGCCCGCGAGCGTGTCCGGCGACTTGGCAACCGACCGTCAAGTTATCACCGACCCCGTTAGTGGAATCTCGTTTGAGCTTTCCATGTATCCCGGCGACCGCATGGTTCACTACGAGGTTGCCGCTTGCTGGGGCGTCACTGTCATCAAACCCGAACATCTCGCAATCATCATTGGTTAATCAACGACCATGCAAGCTCCGCGCAATCAATTACCAGCGGGCTACACCCTAACCATCATCGCGGACGCTGTCAGCAACGGCAGCGTCCGCAGGTTGGCGGGAAGCGGCAGTGCGACAACCTACGCCGCCGCCGCCATTGCCGCCTCGACAACTACGGTAATCGGGCCGTTTCCAACTGCGCGACAATACGAGATTCTTTCCAGCGAGGGAGAATTGACGTATTCAATCACGGAGTCTGATACAAGCCCGCGAACCAGCGAAAACCTTGCCGATGAAATCAGCGACGAAACAGGAACGGGCGCGGCAGTATTCGGAACCGCTCCAACTCTCGCCGCCCCAGCGATTACTTATCCAGTCGCTACGGCATCGGCTAACGGCGCAATCACGATTACATCCGGCATTGTCAAGATTACCAAAGCTGGCGTTTGCGCGCTGACATTGGCAACCACGGCAACTGATGGAGTGGCTATCACGGCAACATCCGCTACTGACAACGCCCACACCATCACCGCCACCGACCTGATTGACGACGGAGTGACGGGTGGCGCTAAAGACCTCATCACGTTTGCCGCATTTGCGGGCGCGAGCGTCACGCTCGTCTCCATCGGCGGGAAGTGGAATGTGGTTTCACAAAACAACGTCACGATTACGGGTAGTTAATTTCACCAATGAGCCAGATCACCGACGCATTTGATTCGCTGGTGACGGCCATTAACGCCGCTCGCGGCTCTTCGCCAACGCTGACCATCGGCGCAATCACCGTTACCAGCATCCTTGTTGGCGACAACCCGATTGACCAACAGATATTTGACGGCGCATTGACCGACCCTGACGGCCCGCAAATTAGCAGCAAACTATCTTCGTGGTCAACCGTGCCAGCAAAGAACGATACCGCCGTCTTAGCCGCATCGGACGGCGCAAACGGCACGTATGACGTGATGGATACCAACATTCACGACGGCATGATTTACATGAAACTTGGCAAGCGCGCAGGATTATGAGCAACTTCGCTGAATACGACATTGAGCGCATGGTGATTACCATTCTCGCCGCGCAGACGGATTTACCAGCGGCATTGCACCGCGACGTTGACGATGGGGCGGACAAGGATCGCATTATTGTCAGTTGCGACCCCCGCGAGGTTGAACTTGGCAACCGCGATGAAGGGCAAGCGCCTTCACGATGGGGCGCGGATTTGACCGTTGAAATGCGCCTTGCCAGCATTACCGACATGGCGAAGTTGCAACTTTGGAGCACGGCGATTGACGCTGCTTTTGCAGGCTCAGTTCCCGCCGCTACGACTACGCTTTTTAACACGCTTTACGGCTCCACAAATGGCTATTTCCAAATCAAAGCCGCAGACGGCGGAAGCAGGCAGGGGCCGGGATCGCAAGTGCGCGAATGGTCACGAACTTTCCGCGTAGTTACGTCTTGACTTGTTGCCACTAAGTTGCAATAAGCAACGTAGAAACCAATTTCAACCAATCCGCTGAAACTCTTACTTTTACTTTTTTACCATGACTATCATCGGAACCGCAGGCCCAACACACGGCATCGCCGCAGACGAAACCGGCATCCTCATCAAATCATTCGGACTCAACTTTGAGCCTGAGTTTATTGACCCGCTGACAAACCGCGAAGGCGAGCGCATCAATGAAGCGCGTGGCGCGATTTGTAACAAAATCAGCATCACCGGCGAAATCAGTTCGGCCACAGGCATTGTTGACGCCACATTCTACGCAGCCGTGACGCTCACCAACACGCTCGGCATCACCGGTGCAACTGCAAACGGTCTTTTGGCCCTCGGCGCTGGCGGCGTGTATATGAACAGCGCCAAAATAGATCAAAGCGCGACGGGCTGGAAAACGCTTTCTGCCGAGTATCAGCAATACATCGGCATCGCCTAAACCAAAACAGCAGGCCGTGCGTGGCGGCATCAATAATACCACGCTCCTTTACCAATCAAACCAATGGATCAGTTTTTCTCGACGCCCTCGACACCGCTCGCAATCACTCTTGAGCTTCTAGGTGTCCCGTGGGTAAATCCGCAATTCCCCTGCGCGATGACTTACACAGACAAGTTTCTTGCGGAGCACAAGCGGCATCTTGTCAGCCGTGGCAAATGGGAATCAGATACGCCATTCACCCCGCAGGACGCGCAACGTCTTGATCTGGTAGATCAATGCACCTACTTTTTCCAGAAAACACCGCTTCTCGCCGTGGTCTTGAAAGGATGGGAAAAAGGTTGTCAGGCGATCAAAGACACTGAATTTCGCATGGAGATTGACACCATCCAAGAAGAAGAAGCGGCTACATTGCTCGCAATCGCCCTTGGCCCGAACGGAAAGCGCGCACGCATGATTACCATGATGAAAGGAGCAGTCGCCAAGCTCGCGGTGCAATCCGACAACGGCGACTGGACATTTTTCGGCAAAGACGCCAGCGCAGAGACAATTCAACATCTAACCCAATAAAACCAATGAACTCGCCCCATGAAATCGAAGTTGCTCTAAATGCTCATTACAGCCCAAGCGCGTTTGAGCCTAAGTCGTCGGCATTACATGAAACTTTAGAAAGGTTTATTGCGCTAGGGATAATGGAAATAAAAGAGAAGAATATGCACGGCAAAACTCACTTTTTGACACCAAAAGGCACGGCATGGGTAAAGATGATTTGTTCAACGCCTTTTCCAGAATACTCCTTCATCAACCCGCTAACTAAAGAACCAATCCAATGAACGACCTGACAGACGACAACGCACCATCCACACCCGCCGCTCCCTCGCAAGACATGGGGCGCGTGTTCACCTTCGCGGGCATCACGCTCAAACCCTTTTCCTTCAATCGCCGCGTCACGTTCTTTCGAGTTCGCACCGACGACATCAGCGTCATCGAATCAGCCATCTTGAAGCTGTTCATTTGCACGCAATCACCCGCCCAATGCGACTCTGCCCGTGGCGATGCCGCAAGTGCGTTTCGCGTCAAGGCTATGGAGTGGGCGGAAAAGCTCGGCATTGACACCGCAGCGCGCACCAAGGAGGCAATGGAGACATCGGACGCGATTGACAAGGACTTGGCCGACGCTTTGAGCGTGGAGCCGGATACAAAGGGCGGATCGGGAAACGGATAACGCCGGGCGGTGCAGCGTTCTACGTAGGCACTATCTCGGCGGTCACTTTGGGCAGCATGACGCCAGAACAAATTCTTTGGGACTTGTCGCAGGCAGACGGCGAGCGGCTGGAAAATACGTGGTGGATTACCACCGCAAACGAGACGGGAAAGAACCAGCTACGCCACACGCGCAAAGCAAAGCCCGTGAACGTGTCTGAGTTTATGGCAAAGCGCCCCTAGTTACCACTCGCAAACATTTTCATTGACGGAATTGGTGAAGCTGTGCATCTTTGTGGAAATCAATCCAACCAATGCACCAAGAAATACCAGAATACGACTTCCGATTATCCTACACGGCGGACGTGTGGAATGTAGGAGACAGAATCCCGTCACCCGTTAATGACAACAGCGGAAACCAATTTCGATTCAAAGGAACAGCCGAGGTAGTGATGACCACTTACTCGCGTGAGGCAGGAAAACAAGCGAAGCGATTTTTTTACGTTCGCGTTTATCCAGCCGTTGATGCAAACGATTTCCGGCCAAGCACAATCACGCTGGAAGCCCAAACAGTGCCGAAAGACTTGGCCGAAGATCAGCGCAAGGCTTTCCGTGGAGAAACCTACAAAAACGAGATTGATTTAATCCAATGAACATTCAGCTTCTCACCGACTGCGCCGATCCCGAACCGCTTTTCCATTCTCCGCTATGGTGCGCGGAAGTGAAGCTAGATGGCGATTGGCGGCGTGTGGTTAAAAGCGGCAACGAAGTCATCGGATTCACCCGCGAAGGCAATCGTGTAGCACTGGGCGGCGAAACGGTTGCTCTTGCCATGCTTTCGCCGTTTGACTTCGTTCTCGACGGCGAGCAGATGCCAGCGGGCCGCTTCGTGGCGTTTGACATTTACGGGCTTATGGGATCGCCCGTGCTTTCCGACAACAGCGCCCGCCGTGATATTTTGTGCGATGTATGGAAAGGCGAAGTTGTAGAACGCGTCATTGGCGAGGAAGCAAAGCGCGAACTGTGCGAGCGCGTGAAGGCAAGCGGTGGCGAAGGTATCGTTCTAAAACGAGTGGATGCGCCCTACACGGAGGGACGCACGCCCTATTGCCAACGCTGGAAAAACTACCAGCAAGAAGTCTTTGAAGTCGCATCCGTGAACATCGCCAAGTGCAGCGTGGAAGTCTCGCGGCACGGCGTATCCTTTGGAGGCGTGCCCGTGCAATCGCTCGCACGCTTGCCGAAAGTTGGCGACAAGATTCTTGTTAAATACGAGCGCGTGACGGAAAAAGGGAAACTACTTAGGGCGATCTTAGCAAAATGAAAACCATGCTTTCAAAATTCAACGAAGCGCAGGAGATAGAGTCGAGGAGTGATGCGCTGCTGAAATACCGATGCCCCAAGTGCGGAGACATATCAGCGGAGGCTATTTGCTACTGCGATATGCCAAAGTCGAAGATTATAAAAAGACCGATAGTGCGCACGCTTGCAAAATAACCACCGCCCGCGCATAGTCGGGGCGTGTCAAAGCAAACTCTCGATTTCACACCATTTCAAGCCGCGCTAGGCACAAAGCTGGCAATCGCGGTGAAGAAGAACCGTGCAGCGGCGGATATTGTCAATGACGCAGGGCTGAAAATACTTGTCGGCACAGGAAGCGGCACGGGGCTTGTTCAACTTACGCGAAAGGCTACAAAGGAGCGGATAAATCAAGATATGAGCGTTATGGTCGTTGGCCAAACCAATTCCAGAACCACGAAGGGGGGCAAAAAAAGACAAGGGAAACCATTAGTAAAGCCGCGTCTTTTTTGGCTGGCGCTGCAATGGATGAAGGAAAATGGTCGCGCCTTTAGCAAAGAGACTGTGCGCGAAGTGATGAGCGTGATACTAAAGATGCGGATCAAATCCCGCGCATATATTGCAGCCGGATGGCTTTTTGCGGCTAAAGACCTTTTTGAGAAATCGCCCGGCAAGCACAAGTTCACGCGGCTAAAACAGAGTAAAATCCCTACCGTTGAAGTTGGATCGGCGGCTCAATCTCTGGCAATTCCAGCCGTGGCCGGAAAGCCGACACTGACCCTTATCAATACGTCTCGCGGTGGCGCAACGGTTGGTATGCAATTTGCACAAGAGGCGATCAATAACGCCAAGAAGGACATTCAAATCTATATTGACAGAGAGGCTGGAAAAAGGTTTTCGCGTGAATTGTTTAGAGAAATGAAGATTGCTTGACGCAACCTATTTGCAATAGTAAAAGGCTCCGCAACAATCCATGCAAAACGGCGTTATCAAAATAGGAGGGGATTACTCCGGCTTCACATCGGCCACAAAAGACGCCATGACGAAGGCGCAGCGCGACAATAAGACGTTTGTTGACGCATCGGAAAGGGAGATGAAGCGACTTGATGCAAGCGCGGCTAAATTTACTGGCGCTCGCCGTGGTTCAGCCTTTGCGGGCGGTCAAAACGCATCCTATCGAACGGGTATGCTTGCACAGCAGGCACAGGACGTTGCCGTGTCTCTGCAAATGGGGATGAGCATGAGCCGCGTTATCGCGCAACAAGGTTCACAAATTGCCTCTATTTTTGGCACTCGCGGAATGATTGCTGGTGGTATTCTCGCCATCGGCGCGGGACTTATAGACATCGCAATGAAAACAGAGGCGGCAAACAAGGCATGGGAAGCATACGGAGAAACCGTGAAGCGATACGGCGCGAACTCAGAGGGATTCTTAAAGCAGGCGGCTGACTACATGGATAGCGCGCAAAACATGAGGAATCAGCGGCTTTTCGGTGAAGATGCGGCGGCGGAAATGAAGGCGGAATTAGATCACTTTCGCAAAATCGAAGAAATCAGAAAATCGCCCGGCTCTAGGATATACGCAACGCAGGCAATCAACGCCGAAAACGCAAGATACGAAGAGCAAATTAAGCTACTGGAACACATCGGGCAGCAAAAGCAAAAGCAGCGCGTTAAAGATTTGGACAAATACGTTGACGAGCAAACAGAAATGGAATGGAAGCTGTCCGGATCGTCTGAGGATGAATTAAAAAAGCGGCTTACTGACAAGTTACTCAGACTTGAAGGCGAGCGGTTGACGATGGGTGG